AAAAATTTATTAAAATTCAAACCAATGAAAAAACATTTCTTGATGGAATAACTGAAAAATACGGTGAAGGTTCTTTAGATCCCGAAACTGGTGTATTTACACCAAATAAATAACAATAAATCAAATAAATATAATCGTTTGAGATTTTTTTCATATATTTATATATGAAACGCTATCTGTGTACACGATAGTATCAAATTGTAATATTACAACATTAATATATTAATCGGAGAAACATAATGGCAGAAAAAATTGTAAGTCCTGGCGTCTTTACATCAGAGATTGACCAGTCCTTCTTACCAGCAGCTATAGGAGAAATTGGAGCGGCAATTGTCGGACCAACAGTAAAGGGTCCAGCTTTAGTTCCAACAGTTGTATCATCATATTCAGAATATCAACAGATTTTCGGTGATAGCTTCAAGAGTGGTAGTAGTTATTTCACATATCTAACATCATTAACAGCACAACAATATTTAAAAAATGCAGGACAACTGACAGTCGTTAGAATACTCGAAGGTGTTTTTGGAGGAGCTACTGCTTTAGTTCCTACTGGTAGTTCAGATGGTGTGGGACAAACTCATACTGGTAGTGCACTTGATTATAGTGCAAATGCTGCTGGTTCATTTAAATTAAATACAGTCGCTGATGGTAGGGTTATGAATAGTACTGCAGGTTTAAATGGCTTTGATACAGGCGTTGGAACAAATAATATTCTTATTTCAGGTTCTAAAGACAATTTAAGATGGGAAGTTTCAAACCAGAACCCAACTAAAGGAACATTTACTCTCCTAATTAGACAAGGAAATGATTCTATTAAAAGAAAACAAATATTAGAAACCTGGAACAACCTTTCATTAGACCCAAATTCTAATAATTATATCTCAAAAATGATTGGTGATTCTTATAACAGTATAGCTGGTACAGAATCTGAACCTTATCTTGAATATGTAGGTAACTATCCACCAAAATCAAAATATGTTTATGTATCTGATGTAAAAGATACAGTAGATTATCTTGATGAAAATGGTTCAAGACGAGATAATACTTTAACAGGATCACTTCCTGGTTTAAATAGTGGTTCATTTGTAGGTGGATTAAATGGATATGCCGGGTTTGATGGTTTAGGTAATACCACAGGTACTCAAGCCTATAATTTCTATGACAAGATAGATGCAAATTCACAAGGATTTAATGTCAATGTAGCTGCTCAAGGTAAAACAGCTTATAATAAAGCATTAAATCTATTATCAAATCAAGATGAATACGATATTAATATGATTCTTGTACCAGGTGTTCTACAAGATGTACACTCAGCTGTTATTTCAAAAGCAATTGATGTATGTGAAGATAGAGGTGATTGTTTCGTTATTGCTGACCCAGTAGTGTATGGTAGTACAATTACACAAGCAACAGGTGAAGCGGCTGATTATGATTCAAATTATGCAGCAATGTATTGGCCTTGGGTTCAAATACCTGATAATCAACTTGGTAGGAACGTATTCGTGCCACCATCAACAGTAATGGGTGGAATATACTCATTCAATGATACAGTAGCACATCCGTGGTTTGCACCAGCTGGTTTAAATCGTGGTGGAATTGATATAGCAGTTCAAGCTGAACGGAAACTGACTCATAGTAATCGTGATGAGTTATACGATGCGAATGTTAACCCAATCGCTACATTCCCTGGTCAAGGTGTATGTGCGTGGGGTCAAAAGACCTTACAGAAAAAATCATCAGCACTTGATAGAGTGAATGTAAGACGATTGTTGATTAAAGTGAAGAAATTCATCGCATCAAGTTCAAGATTCCTTGTATTTGAACAAAATAATGCAGCTACAAGAAGACGATTCTTGAATATTGTAAATCCGTATTTAGAACAAGTTCAATCAAATAGTGGTCTAAATGCATTCCGTGTTGTAATGGACGAATCAAATAATACTCCAGATGTTGTAGATAGAAATATCTTATACGGACAGATATTTGTTCAACCTACACGAACAGCAGAGTTCATTGTTCTTGATTTCACAGTTCAACCAACTGGAGCTACATTCCCAGAGTAACATAAAATAAATAACGAGGGTCATTAATTTGACCCTCTTATTAATCGGAGAAACATAATGGCAGAAAAGATTGTAAGTCCAGGTGTATTTACAAGTGAAATAGACCAGACATTTTTACCTTCCGCGGTAGCGGACATTGGAGCAGTAGTAGTTGGACCAACAGTAAAGGGTCCAGTATTAGTTCCAACAGTTGTATCATCATATTCAGAATATCAAGCTAGATTCGGAGATACTTTAAAAACTAGTGGTAGTGATGTAACTGGTAATCAAGAATCATATTATCAATATCTAACATCATTAACAGCACAACAATATTTAAAAAATGCAGACAAATTAACAGTTGTTAGAGTTCTCGCTGGAAGTTATTCTGGTGCGAACACTCTACTTTCAGCATCAATAAATCCAGCGGTTGTCGGTGGTGGTGTACAAGCTACTGGTAGTATTGAAATTGCAACATCAGAATTTCCTGCAGCCACACCGGCCGGTAATGGTTTATTTGAACAATCTATGAGTATTGGAAGAGTTACTTTTACACTTACTGGAAGTAGTGCTACTTATACTAATTCTTCTACAAATATATTTATTAATTCTGGATCTGCAGCTTCAGATAATACAGCTTTAGCAGTTGAATTTAAAAATGTTATTAATAATAGTTCTTCTTTACATGGTTTATTAATATCAGCGAGTTCAGATGAGGCCGTAGTCGGATTAACATCGAGTTTAGCTGGTCAAATGAATTTTGAAGATGGTCTACAAGTATTCGCTGGTTCAGAAATTAGTGGAACATTAAATACAGTATCATCATCAACGGCCTTTAAACCAGTACTACCATTTCAAGGTGGTAAGAGTTTTAACGGTGGAGTATATGTAGAACCATTAAAAATACACACACTCACCGATGGTGATATTATGAATAGTGTTGGTCCAATTGGTTCAAATTCTATATTAGAATCTGGATCCAAGGATAATTTAAGATTTGAAGTTAATAGTGTGAACATTAATAAAGGAACATTTACTCTTTTAATTAGACAAGGTAACGATTCTATTAAAAGAAAACAAATTCTTGAAACTTGGAATAATGTTTCATTAGACCCAAATTCTACTAATTATATTTCAAAAGTGATTGGTGATTCATATCTTAGTATTCAAGGAAGTGGAACAGCAGACCCATATTTACAACCAACTGGAGATTATCCAAATAAATCAAAATATATTAGAGTTGAACCATTAAAATTTACAGATGATTATCTTGATGAAAATGGAAATATTAGAACTCCAGCCTATTCAGCATCAATACCGGCTGTGGGAAGTGGTTCAATAGGTGGTTCATTTAGTGGTGGGTCTGATGGTGACTTAACAAAACCACAAAATTTCTACGAAAATATCACTCTAGCTAATATGCAAGGATTAAATCTTACAGTAGGCCAATCAGGTGAAACATCATATTTAGATGCTTTAAGTCTATTAAATAATCAAGATGAATATGACTTTAACTTATTGATGTTACCTGGAGTATTAGATGATACACATAATTCAGTAATATCAAAAGCTATTGATGTCTGTGAAGATAGAGGTGACTGTTTTGTATTAATTGACCCGGTAGGATATGGTAGTAGTATTAGTGCAGTCAAAACAGAAGCTGAAACACGAGATTCAAACTACGCTGCTGTCTATTGGCCATGGGTTCAAGTACCCGATAACCAACTCGGAAAAAGTGTATGGGTGCCACCATCAGTTGCTGTTGCTGGTATGTATGCTTTTAACGACAAGGTCGCTCACGAATGGTTTGCACCAGCCGGATTAAATAGAGGAACATTAGATACAGTAATTCGAGCTGAAAGAAAACTTACACAAGGTAATCGTGATGATTTGTATGAATCAAATGTGAATCCAATAGCTACATTTCCAAGAGAAGGTGTAACCGTATTTGGACAAAAAACACTACAGAAGAAATCTTCAGCACTTGATAGAGTTAATGTACGAAGACTATTGATTAAACTTAAAAAGTTTATTGCAAGTTCATCTCGTTTCTTAGTATTTGAACAAAATAACGCAGCTACAAGACGAAGATTCTTGAATATTGTTAACCCTTATATGGAACAAGTACAATCTAACTCAGGATTAAACGCGTTTAGAGTAGTCATGGATGAATCGAATAATACTCCAGATGTAGTAGATAGAAATATCCTATACGGACAAATATTTGTTCAACCTACAAGAACTGCTGAGTTCATAGTATTGGACTTCACAGTTCAACCAACTGGAGCTACATTCCCAGAGTAATACATAATCTTAACTGTATAGATTAAATTGAGAGGACTTATTAAATTAAGTCCTCTTTTTTTATGTTTTTTGATATTTATATATGAAAATATGTGTTTAATACACTTAATTTATTAGGAGAAAAATAATGGCAGAACTACTAGAAGCTCAGGATATAATGTTTACACCCTTTGAACCTAAATTAAAGAATAGGTTTATAATGAATATTGAAGGTATTCCTGCTTATATGATTAAGACAGCGGCAAGACCTCAAATTACATTCGATGAAGTCGAATTAGAACATATGAATACTACACGATATGTTAAAGGAAAAGGTAAATGGCAAGCTTTACAAGTTACTTTGTATGACCCAATTGTACCGTCTGCAGCTCAAGCAGTTATGGAATGGATTCGGTTAGGACATGAATCAGTAACTGGTAGAGATGGATATTCTGATTTCTATAAGAAAGAAGTAACATTCAATGTACTCGGTCCGGTAGGTGATGTGGTTGAAGAATGGACACTAAAAGGTGCTTTTATTCAAGATGCTACTTTTGGTGATTTGGACTTTTCATCAAGTGACCCTGTAGATATTACATTAACATTACGATATGATTACGCTGTATTACAATTCTAATACAGTAAAATAAGTATAGTAAAAAAAACCCTTAATAAAATATTGAGGGTTTTTTGGTTTAGTATATATTTATATATGAAATGTTATGTAAATTATTTAAAAAAAGGGTTATTATGAATGTTAATGAAATCGATTGGT